GGAATTGTCACACGAGAGCCTTAAGATACCTATACTTCATGGAAAGTATTTACGATTATTTTCTGAAGAGCGCTTGAAATTGCGCTTTTTGAAAATTAGACAAAAACAATTGATGCAGAAACTTACAGAATATTATAATGGAGAGCTAAATAGTAGTCCAGAAGACCTTGCTGAAATAAAACGCGAGCCGTATGGATATACTAGATCGAAAGGTTCAGTTATTGTATACGTAGAAAACGATAAAGAAATAATTGATCTAAATATACGTATATCATATCAACAAGAACTTGTAGAAGTATTAGAAGAAATAATTAAAGCCATCAACAATCGTGGATTTGTTATCAAAAATAGTCTAGACTTTATAAAGTTTATTAATGGTGAGCGAATTGGTTCAAGTTTGTCAACAACAAAGTCTAGTTTGTAAATATTGAATATAAAATGGGGCAAAAAATGAAAAAGAAAAATGAAATATGCTCCAAATTTCTTTTTAGAAAATAATGTGAGTCCGGACACTTTGATTATAAGTAAAGTGAATGAAGTGTATATGAAGATAGAGTCGGAAAACTCTATTCGTCAAGAACTTACTGACTATTTTTCGTTTTATGTTGTAGGCTATAAGTTCATGCCCAAATATAAAAACGGAATGTGGGACGGTAAGATACGTCTTTTTAATCCAAATAACAAATGCTTATATATCGGCCTGTTTCCATATATTAAAACATTTGCAGAGGAACGAAATTATAAGTTAGAAATAAATGATGATCTGGAATTACATGAGTCTTTTTCTGTTGAAGAGGCAAGAGAATTTGTAAATAAACAAGATAGTATGAAAGTTCGTGATTATCAACTTGAATCATTCATTCATTGTATAAGATCAAATCGTTCTCTTATAGTATCGCCCACAGCATCTGGTAAATCATATATTATATGGTTATTAACTCGTTGGTATCAAGACTCAAAAGTACTTATTATTGTTCCTACAATATCACTTGTATATCAAATGAAATCAGATTTTATAAGTTATGGCACAAATCAAGATGATATACACGTAATTAAAAGTGGAGAATCTAAACATACTGACAGAAGAATAGTTGTATCAACTTGGCAGTCTATATATAAAGAAAATAAATCATATTTTTCTCAATATGACTGTGTAATAGGTGATGAGTGTCATTTATTTAAAGCACAATCGTTAACATCCATCATGACTAATTTAATAGACTGTAAATATCGGTTTGGCTTTACTGGCACTCTTGACGGCACGCAAACTCATCAACTTGTTCTCGAAGGTTTATTCGGAAAAATTAAACAATTTATTACAACAAGCAGACTCATAGAAAAAGAAATACTCTCTAATTTTGAAATAAAATGTCTTATTCTTAAATATCCTAAAGAAAATTGCAAAATAGTAGCGCGCGCAAGTTATAAAGAAGAAATGGATTATCTTGTTGGTAATCAAAAAAGAAACTTTTTTATAAAAAATCTTGCATTGTCATTACAAGGCAATACACTTCTTTTATTTCAGTATGTAGAAAATCACGGAAAAATACTTTATGATATAATCTTAAAATCTGCGCGAAATGATCGCAAAATATTTTTTGTATATGGAGGAACAGATGCAGAGACGAGAGAGTCTATTAGAGCTATTACAGAAAATGAAAATGACGCTATTATCATTGCTTCGTATGGTACTTTCAGTACAGGAATCTTCATAACATCATTTTTGCTTCTCCTTCTAAGTCTAGGATTCGTAATCTTCAGTCTATTGGCAGAGGTTTACGCAAAAGTGATTCTAAAAATAAAGCAATTCTTTTTGATATTTCGGACGATTTAAGACACGGCGCGCGAGTAAATTTTACATTAAAACATTTTGCAGAAAGAGTTAAAATATATAACGAAGAAAAATTTATATACAAAATTTATAATATTAAAATATAATGAAAAATATTTCTTGACAAGAAAGCAATTTTAATATATATTCTTTACTATGAATATGAGTTCATACCTCAGGAGAATAATGATAATGACTATGTTTATAAAACCAATGCCATCATATGAAAAATAATTTTACGTTAGATGTTCATTCTTCGGAGGACAGTCATACTATTGTAGAAGAATACAAAAATATTTTATTGAATGTAAAAACATACGGTAGACCGTCGCTTGCTTATAAGTATATAATATATGAGAAACAAATAGGAGAAGCAAATATTGAATGTTGGAATGTAGTGGATTATGCGATTGTGAAAAACGTTTTAAAATATTTAATAAATGGGAATACGCCCGCCGTTAGTTTCTTTGAATTTTTTGAATTAAATGCTGTGATTTGGAACGCGGTTCGACAAGAAAAAATTCGAAGTTAACATTATTTAAAATTAAAAAATTTTAATATATAAATATTTAATTGACTACGTGCATATCATATTATATAAACGGAGCATGTAAAATAACAAACAATGTAATGTTTTTAAAACTCATAACTGGTGAAAACATCGTTTCTTTTGTAGAAATGAATGATGAATATCTTATTTTAAAAGAACCACTACAAATATTTGTGCAAAATACTTCAAGAGGCTCTCTAGTACGTCTTTCGCAGTGGATTCCGTTTGTTGAAGAAAAAACACATATTATAAAACGTAATTCTGTGTTATTAATTACTAATCCAGAAGAGGAAATGTGCAAGTATTATCTCGAAACAATCTCTATAGTATTTCATCAAAGAGTAGATATTGAAAATAATAAAATAAATCAAGATGAAGATGTAGAACAAGCTATGTATGAAAAAACTTCCAACACAAACATTAGGATTCATTAATGAAAAAAAATAAACAACATTATGTAAATAATAAAGACTTTCTTCAAGCAATGATAGAGTATAAAGATGAGGTAAAAGAAGCAAAAACAAATAAAGAAGAGAGGCCCATAGTTCCTACTTACATAGGTGAATGCCTAATGAAGATAGCAGTACATCTATCTTATAAACCATGCTTCACTAATTACACATTTAAAGATGAGATGATAACAGACGGAATTGAAAATTGTTTATTATATATAGATAACTTTGATCCAGATAAATCAAAAAATCCATTTTCTTATTTTACACAAATAATATATTATGCCTTTTTAAGACGTATAGCAAAAGAAAAGAAATATTTATATACTAAGTTTAAACTTTCTGAAAACATAAAACTTCAAAGATTGGTATCTGATATTCAAGAACATGATGATAAAAACTATAATACTTCATCATCAAAAACAAATGAATGGTCTACAGAATATATTGATGATTTTATTGAAAATTTTGAAGAAAATAAAAGAAAGCGAGGCAAATTCACAATAATGCCAGTAGATAATATAATTAAAGATGATGATTAATGGCAAAAGCAGCAATTATAACGGACACACATTTTGGTGTTCGTAATGACAGTAAACAGTTTATAGAATACTTCGAAAAATTTTACAGTAATATATTTTTTCCTTATCTTAAGGAAAACAATATAGATGTTGTTTTTCATCTAGGTGATATAGTTGAGCGTAGAAAATTTATTAATTACGCCACTCTTCATGAATTTAAAAGAATATTCATTCAACCTTGTATTGATAACAATATACGCTTATTGGGTATTGTTGGAAATCATGATATACATTATAGAAATACTAATGAAGTAAATGCAATGAATGAATTATTTAATCATAGTTCAATTAAGTTTTATTCTGAGCCAGAAGAAATTAATTTTGATGGATGTAAAATTGCATTACTTCCTTGGATAAATAATTCAAATTATGAAAAGTCCATGGAGTTTGTACGAACTACTGATGCATCAATTGTTTTTGGTCATCTTGAGTTTAGTGGTTTTGAAATGTATCGAGGTATTAGTAATTTGCACGGCATGGAAACAAAGCCATTTGATCGTTTTGAATTTGTATTTTCTGGGCATTATCATACTCGTTCATCGAAAAAAAATATTCACTATCTCGGAAATCCATATGAGACCACATGGAATGACTACAATGATTCCCGAGGATTTCATATATTTGATAGTGATACAAGAAGCTTGAATTTTATTCAAAATCCATATAAAATGTTTCATAAAATATGGTATGATGACTCTGATAAAGATACATACAAAAAAATTATTGAATCATATAATTTTTCTACATATGAAGGCGCATATATAAAAGTAATAGTACAGAAAAAGA